AGAGAATCTGTATCGACATTATACAATCCGCTACGAAGATAAATGGTTGTCCATTTACCTTTGTCCTCACCTTCGAGGATTTCAGCAGTTGCAGTCATAGTTTTCCAACCGATTGTAGAAGGGAAAATCTTTACGAGTAGTTTTTCGTGACTATATCGAAAAGTGTTTTCATCTGTAGTTAGTTCTTTATTTATTGTTATCATTTATTTATTTTCCTTTACTAGTTTAGCATTGTTAAGGTTGATAGTTCCAACCTTATCTTTATCTTTACCTTCAAGGAAGGTTACAACTGCACTATTAGCAGAAGTTTTATAAGAAACTTTTACTAGAGTTCCTTCGTAAAGGTAAATTTCACCAAAGTATGTTGGTGTGTTGTTAGAGTTAGTAATGATTACTTCTTCAGAAGCATTCACATTTTTTCGCATATTTTCACGCATTTGTCTGCGGTGAAAATTCCAATTTATCATTTTATTCATTTTATTTATTTTCTTTCTTTGTTATTTCTTATCTTGTTATAGTTATAGTTTAGCACATTCACGAAGGATTGCAAGGGATTTCTTCAATTTGTTTTTCGTTGACCATCATACAGTTATGATGAGCGACTGAAACTTTCTCTTGATATTTCTCAAAAATTTGGTCAATTCTTTTTGTAGTTTCTTCATTTGCTTTTTTCAGATCAGCAGAGGCTTTTTCAAGGTTTGCGATTAGGATTTCGTATTTGGTTAATCTTTTATTCATAGATACAGTTTAGCATATTTCAGAAGAAATGCAAGGTATTTTTAAAGATTTTTTTTAAATTTATTAGATAGTAGATTTACTTATGATGATTTAAGTTTTTCTTATGAGTTAAGTCGTTCAGTATCAGATACTTACAGCAAAATGCAAGAGATCTTATGTAAGTCCCTAGTTATCAAGCATTTATATTATATGCGTTCATTCATGTTTATAGCTAAGATCGGTTATGATCTTTTGCGTTCCATCAGTTTTGTCGCTAAGATCGAGTATGCTTAAGTAATTGAGTATTAGATGCTTACAGCAAAACGCATGCCAGCCGCCGTAAGTCATTGATAGTCAACAACTTAGACGCTCTTTGTTTTGAGTAGGTTGCTCAACTCTGCGAGGTAAACCGCAGCGGTAAGATTATATTGTTTAGCGTTTAGGTCTTTGATTATGTTTACCAAGTTGGATGCCAACTCGATTATTTTGTCGTTTGTATTGTTCATTGTTCTATCTTATCAAACCTTTCGTTGTTGTCAAGTCCTACAATCGGTAGAACTTGTGATTGCGTATCGTTGCTACTAGCTTCGCATCTTTCGCCCATTTAGGCGAGACACTCACAGCGTGGTAATGGTTTGCACCCTTCACAATGCTTTGTAGTTGTTTATGGATAACTAGGTCAGCAAGGTAAAGAGCGTTCTTACCTTGTGGTGTCGCAAGCAGTTTCCTTTTAGTGGATTCACTTACGCCACCATTCCAGAAGCTAAACTGCTTTCGTGCTAAACATACTTGGCTAGCTGATTGGTGACGCTCTATCATCCGTGTTTGGATAACGCTAGCAACACCAGCCATACCTTCCACCCCTTCGCCTCTAGCTTCGCCTAAGAGTGTGAGTGCTACAATGAATAGTTCTGCTGTCATTTGATTAGTCCCTTCCGTTGCTGATTGCACCGCAGTAGTCAGAGGGTTTCTCTGCTGTGATCGTACCGAATCCGTAGGTATCGTTAGAGACAGAGGCACGAAGGAATCGTCCATCAATGATGTTATCGAATTGGCCTTGTGCCTTGATCTTCGCAAGGTTAATCAATCCACCCTTCATTCCCTTTGCGCTTATTTTATTGCACAAGGAGTGAAGGGCGATCTTGACGAGAGCGTGTAAGACTGCATCGGGGTGAGCGTAGAAGTAAAACGCTTTGCCGTTGCCCATATCGTGCAACTGACCATTGGTTGCACCCCAGTTGTAAAGGGCGTTGTGGAATGAGGTGATGCGACCTTTGCCACCTTCCAAGAGGAAAGCGGTTGTATCGCCGAATGATTGTTTAGTGATGTTCAGTTGGTTTTTCATAGTGGTTATATTATCCTTTTCGATTGGTTGTGTCAATGATTTATTTTTGGGCTGTCACCATAGCGTAGATTCCGATAAGAATGGTCACGATGGTAAGGGTAAGGATGATTTCTATTTGGTTCATGTTATTACTCGCAAGCGTGGCTGAGATCGCTAGGCTCATAGATTTTCAGCATCTCCTCACGCTTAGAGGAATACGCCTCAGAGACTTTTAGGAAAGACTCACAAGCCTTGGCGTGATTCGCAGAGGCTTTTTCAAGGTTAGCTAGCAGGGTTTCGAACTTGCTCAATTTGTTTTTCATATAAGAGTAGTCTATCATATTACAGGAAAGACACAAGAGATTTCTTCAGTTAAATTTCATTGACCATTAACGATTTAGAGAAGGCCTTAAACCCTACCCCATTTATTTACTATTATTTTTTTTATTAAAAGATGGAGCGCTTTATTTATGGTGAGGAATTACCTATGGCCCACCCCATTTTTGAAAAAATTAACTCGATCAATTCCACAAAACAGACGAGGGGGTACTAGCATCAGTCTCCCCAAATTATAATACTCTTATTCTATATATAAATAATACAATAAAATAGCTATTATCTTATTATCTCTTATATCCTTATATACCCCCCCCTTTTTTAAAATGCATTTAAAATCAATAACAATAGATATCTTTGAAAGACAAAAAATCCAATGGGCTATTTTTGCTTATAAGTCTTTTTATATATACAACAACTAGTGTAATATAAAGTATATGAAATACAATCTTAAAACATTATCTTTGGTAGTAGCATTAGGCTCTTTGTTTTATTTTATTAGTAGCTATACTAAAAGTAAATTAATAGTAAATACCAATAACAACACAACCAAACAACTTGCTATAATCCCAAACAAAACCGAAGATAGTTCAAAATTAGCAGCGCCCAAGGTTTATATTTCTATTCCTGCCGCTCAAAATGGCCTAGGGATAGGAAATAATTGGAAAAGTAGATAACTATTAATTCAAAAAGATAAATATGGAATCATTTTCTAAAATATTATTAACTTTATTATTAATGAATAGCTTACTACAAGCTATGGAAAAAATAAAATTTTAATTATGATAATACGACCAAAACAATTACTTGATCCATGGAAGTCTAGAAATCTACCCAATCCACGTAATGCAGTAGCAGGAGATAATTCTTATTTTTGTCCAACTAAAGAACTAGTAGAAAATGATTTATATCCAAATTTTAAAAAATGGTTAACAGCTCTTAATCTAGGAAAATGGTATCATAAGTGGGATTGTGATAATTTTTCAGACGCTTTTAAAGTATTTTCTAACGGATATTATTTTAACACTATAGAAAGTAATGCAGAAAGTATTGCAATAGGCATTATCCATTATATAGCAGAAAAAAGAGCAGAGAGCGGAGTTTCTGGAGCACACGCAGGAAATTTAATATATTTAGACAATGGAAACAACGGTATTGCAATAAGTTATTTTGAACCTCAAAATGGTAGACTTTCTGATTTAAGCGATAGAGAATTTAGGTCTATAAGTTTTTTATATGTTTAGTTATTTGCTGGGATTAAGTGCATTATTAGTAGCATTTTGTGGTGGATTTTTTTCAGTCAAAGGAATAGGATTATTATTTTCTGGAAGTTTCTGGGCATCAATTACAATGGCGAGTAGTCTAGAGTTTGGCAAAGTAATGGCTACTAGTTTTTTGTATCGCTATTGGAAAAAAATTAATAAATTATTAAAAACTTATTTAATATGCGCGATTTTTATATTAATGTGCATAACAAGCCTTGGTATATTCGGATTTCTTAGTGAAGCATTTTATAGCACTAAAAGCAATATAGATAGCATAGAATCTCAAGTCTCATTATTAGAAAATAAAAAAGAATCAATTAAAATTCAATTAGCCGCAAATAACGATAGAATCAAAAGTCTTACAGATACCAGAAAAAATCAAGAAAACAATTTAACAAAAGTATTAGATCAATCAACAACGACTACAGTAACAAAATCTGGAGGTTTATTTAGCAACGATACCCAGGAAAAAGTAATAGACAAAAAATCAGTAGAATTAAAATCTAAATCTTTAGAAGGTATGCAATCTAGCATCACTTCTCTTGAATCTAATATAGAAAAAATTAATAATATTAATAATCAATTAAATAATGAATCCAATCAAGCAGATAATCAAATAATAGAACTCAAAAAACAAGTGTCTTCTTCTGACATAGGGACCTATAAATTTATCGCTAAATCTTTTAACGTCGAAATGGAAACAGTAGTTAAATGGTTTATATTTGTTATTGTTATTGTATTTGATCCTCTTGCTGTTGCCCTTGTGCTATGTTATAATATATCAATTAACAGAAAAGAAAAAGAAGAAATAATAGAAATTAAACCACAAATTAAAGAAAATATAATTAAGCCAATAGAAAATAACTTTAAAAATATATATGAAAATTTCCATAAGAGCTTCAAAAGAGGCACAAAAAAAGTTCATAATGAACCTTTGCACGATCCAAATTTAAAACAAAATAATGATAGTAAGTAGAAAAGAGTTTAAAAAATTTTGGAAGTTCCCATGGAATTTACCAGATATAGTTTTTTGCAATGAGAACTACTATTTACCGACACTAGAAGAATTAAAAAGTAAAATTATACCAATATACAAACAAGCTATAGAAAAATACAATTTAAATAGAAACAAGAACTGGGATTGTTCAAAATTTGCAAATACTTTTAAATTAGTTTGTGATATATATAATAAAGACAAAAATGATGATACTCATTTTGCAGTATCAATTGCTCATATAGAAGTAAAAGAGTCAAAATACGATCATGCTTTAAATTTAATTTTTTATAAAAATGATAACAATATAGATTATATATTTTTTGAACCAGAGTCGTTAGAATTATATAAAGATAAGAAGAAATTTAAAAATTTAAAATTTTTATATTTTTAATATTCATTAGTAACTTGGATACAAACACCTTCACCAGGACCATTGTGTACTCCGCCGCTAACTTCGCAATCTTTACATTTAGGAGGAGCAGGTGTTGGGCAATATGTTATGCCATCATTTCCCATGGGCTCAAGATTACCACCAACAGCTAAAAACTCACCAACTTCTTCTTCTATACTCATTACTCTACCCAATGGGCCACCTCCACCGCCTCCACCACAACCTCCACCACAAGGTCCACCATCTTGACAATCACATCCACAAGGATCTTCGCAATCTGGATCTGGATCTGGGCAATCTGGACATGCTGGGAATCCTTTGATTAATTTAGTTTCAAAAAACTTATTAATAATAAAATCAAAATTCATATCATCTTATATTACACAACATTTATAAGTGTAATACAAATTAATAGTATATATGTCTTTTCTTAATTCAAATATTCCTCCCTTAGAATGCTACGTTAGAGGAAATTATTTGAGAAATCAAGAAGACAGTTTTGATAAAAAATATAAATGCTTAATATTTGGCATAACAAGTCTCCCTAGCCAAGTTCCTCTTTTCAACTTTCTTATGGAAGATGGGGGCATTTGGTGGCATGCGCCTATTAGTGCGTTTTGTTCAAAAGAAGATGCAATAGATATGGAGCTAGAAGAATTAGAGCTTTGGGATAGTTTTAGTTATCATATAGCTGTAACAACCTTTTATCTTTTAGAAAATAAAATAGTTAAATATATTGGAAGAAGTGGAAAAGAATACATGGGTCGGTATTTGTTTACTCTTGATTGGGCTCATAGCGATTATAATGAATTAAATTTCGGATTCAGTCAAAAACCTGATCAACATAAAGCTGGTCATGTTCTAAAACTTGATAATGGCAATTTTGCTATTCAACCAAACAATAGAATAAAAGTTCTTGACCCAAGTTTCGCAACGAAACCAAACGAATTGGTTTTGCAAAGAAAAATAAACAGTCACATTTATACTTCTGAAAATAGCCCTAAGTGGGTTACTGAAGATAGCGATAATTATGACTATAAAATAAAGGAAACAAAAAGTGAATAAAAAAATAAATATAACAGACATAAACATTCTCGAAGGAGAAAAAGCAAATCCACAAAATTGTGCAATAGCCAGAGCATTAAAAGAACAAGTGAGAGGAAAAATAACAGCAATATCTGTTCTACCATCACATGTGGTTTTTTCCAAAAAAGGGATCAGCTACTTTGCTGAAATGCCAAAACAAGGTGCTTCATTTATTAAAAGGTTTGATGAAGGAAAACCTGTGAATAAACTTTCTTTAACTTTAAAATTTGAAGAATCTTATTCGTTAGTTTAATAGGTATTTGATAAATTTATTTTAAATTAGAACAATACGGGTGTAATTATTTATAGAAACCTCATGTCCAAAAAACATCGTAAAGAACAAAAAGAGGACAAGTCTCCAGTGGTTCCTCAAAGAGATAAAATTCAACAACCTTTGAATATTAGGGATCTTAATTGGACAGAAAATCAAATAAAGTTCATTCAAATGCTGCAAGATAAATCCACAAAGATGGTTTTTTGCAAAGGCCCAGCAGGAACAGCTAAAAGTTTACTAAGTGTTTATTGTGCTCTTCACGCAATTAACAATAAAAAAGTTGGAGAGATATTTTATATTCGTAATCCTGTTGAGAGTAGCACACATAATCTAGGATTTCTTAAAGGTGATCTTCATGAAAAATTAGATCCATATTTACAGCCTTTAATGGATAAGCTTCATGAACTTCTACCAAAAGGCCAAGCAGAATTATTATTAAAACAAGAAAGAGTCAAAGGACTTCCATTAGGATTTTTAAGAGGACTCAGTATCAATGCTAGTTATATTATCTGTGACGAAGCTCAAAACTTAAGTATTCATGACCTTTTATTAGTTAGTACTAGAATGGGTAAATTTAGTAAGTTAATATTTATTGGAGATATTCGTCAATCAGATATTAAGAATAGTGGATTTGAAAGAATATATCAACTGTTTGATGATGAGAAAAGTAAAAACAAAGGTATAATAACATTTAAATTTGGCACAAGTGACATCATGAGAAATGATATCTTAGCTTATATTATTGAGAAATTTGAAGAAATAAAATAAGATATTATTTTATATTTAATGTGTAATCATATTTAATATGTCTAACCTCACAACAACAGACTCTTCTGAAAAAAGAATAAATTTAGATTATGATGCCACCCCAGCAGACCCAATATCTAATTTTACACCAAGTGGAACAAATGGAACAGTTTTACAAGCAAATGCTAACCGCGAAGAACTTTTTATTCAAAATTTACAGAGCGGTAATCTTTATGTAAAATACGGAACTTCTGCTGCTTCTAATTCATTTAATTTTGTTCTAGCTTCAAGTACTGTTTCTGGAGGTGGTGATGGTGGAAGCTTAAGTGATCTTAATTACGCAGGAATAGTTAGTGTTAGTGGAGTGAGCCCAAGTTATATTTGCTGGGAAAGAAGTTAGTTTAACTTTATATTGACTATATGATAGTCAAGAAAACCAAACAACTCGGAAACTTCAAAAGAGGAATAAATTTATATGTTCCTAAAAAAAGAATAGTCTCAGCACCCAGCGGGATTCCTGTGACGAGTACGGCTTCAATTATTGTTTCTGGTCTTACTGACAGCTACGCAGACCTAAACGGAACTTATAGCAAATCTGCTTGGGGAGGTGGTGGGGGTGGAGTTAATCAAGGTGACGCTGTGAATGTGTACTACAACCCAAACTTCACAGGGGGCGACAGAAATGGAGCAGCAATTTGGTGGAGTAGTAACGAGTCTCGTTGGAAATTTACTTCTTACGATGATAACGTTCAGATTGTTACTTCGACAATTTTGGGCTTATCAGCGAGCCACCTCCCATCAACATCGGACTGGCTTGCTGGGACGAGTCAAAATTACTTCGCAGGTTTAACTAGTTTCTATTCGGGAACCATCACCATCACCTCCGCTTAATTATATGATAGTCAAAAAAACAAACCAATTAGGAAATTTTAGAAGAGGAATAAAATTATATGTTCCTAAAAAAAGAACACCACCATCTGAACCAGAGTATGTTGATCCTTTACCAGAAGTGTCAAATGATGATGCTTACATTAGAATGAATGGATGGTGTTCTGGCGGGTATGGCGTAGGTGGAAATTCAGAAAGAGTTCTAAGGCCAAATCATCCAGACTTTCCTGGAGAAATAATAATAAATGGGCGATTGGCTTATTATACGGAATTTGGCGGCGAAAAAATAATATACAATGATACGCTCAATAGATGGGAATTATTGGCAATGTGGTATGGTAACGGACATCCAGATAATCCATTGCTAGGCATAGGCACAGGATCAAATATTCCATATCCTTTTTATGCAACATGGACAACATATATAGATCCAGTTTTTAATGCAAGTATACGATCAATAGAAAAAGTTGCTGTTGGAACGAGTAAAGCAGCCGATCCTGGACCGCCTTGTACCGCTTGATATAGTTTATATAAAATAGGTGTAATAGATATATAATATGGAAATCGATTTCTCAAAAGATATACTAGCAGCAAAAAAAGGCAAAGCTCCTCTTAACAAACCATTTCGCCTTCCTTCTGGAAGCAAAAAGAAATTTGGTGTTTATGTCAAAAACGATAAAGGTAATATTGTAAAAGTTACTTTCGGCGATCCAAATATGTCCATCAAAAGAGACAATCCCGAAAGACGCAAATCTTTTAGAGCAAGACATGGATGTGATAATCCTGGTCCAAAATATAAAGCTAATTATTGGAGTTGCAAAATGTGGAGCGCAAAACCAGTTAGTAAAATCACAGGATCATGCGGTAAACCAAATTGTGGTTCAGTTAAAAATAACGAAGAAGAAATAACTTTAGAAATAGACGTTCAAGCCAAGAGTAAAGGCCTTTGGTATAACATTCAACAAAAGAAAAAAAGAATGGGTAAAAATTATCGTCCAGCACCAAAAGGCTCAAAGGATCGCCCAAGTCAAGAAGCTCTTAAAAAAGCTCAAGGATCAGATTATCTAAACGAAGAATACGAATGGGATGGCGAAACAGAATTTGATCAAGTTGAACTTCTTAAAATTGACGCTGGCTTATCTCAAGCAGAAGAAATTGAAGATCTAGAAGACTACAAAGAAGATTTTTATGGTATGATAGTTGGCTCTATTACTTCAATTCAAGTTCACGCTCAAAACATTTTAAATAAATTAAATGATCCAATGGTTAAAGAAAATCTAACAGAACCATTCTTACAACAAACAGCTGCATTAGCAGAAGATTACATGATTACTATTCATAATTATGTAATGTTTAATAAAGAAAATGAAAACGCAGAAGCTTCTGGAGATAAAATATATACAATAGAAGCAGACGAAGAATACAAAAAAATGATGACCATTGAAGGCGAAAAATTCAATGAGTTCTTAAAAAAATGTGTTCCTACAAAAAAAGGTGATGACAAATCTAAATTTAAATCTTGCCTTGAAGACTACAAAAAAAATAAGTAAACTCGGGAACTGGAAAACAAAAACATTACTTGTTGGGTTTGCATTAATCGTATCTTGGGCCGCTTGTTTTAAAATTGGTTTTGAACTTAAAAAATACAATAACATAACTAACCTTCCAAACTCTTGTTTTGTTGATGCTATGATTTATGCTTCTCAATGTAATCTCTTATTAGAAACAAACAATGATATATGGAACAATGTTTATGGTTTTACATTTTACTACAAAGACGACATAGATAATATAATTGGTCATGCAGTTTGTGTTTTTGAGTATAAGAATAACTTATGGATCTATGATCCAAACTGGGGAACATCACCAATATGTCAAATTGGAAATAAAAAAGAATATAGGGAAAAAATAAAGTTGTACATCAATAAAACTTATCCTATAATAGTGGTAGAGGACTTTATGCTAAATGACTGGACATACGTTCAAAAAATAAAGAAAAATAAAATGAACAAAATCTACAAAGAGGTGTCTATTCACTTAGATGAAGACAAGAAGGAGTAACTATATATGAAAAATAACCTATTGAAAAAGGTACTAAAAAGCACAGCCGCAAAATTAATTGCGGCTTTTTTAATGTCTGGAGCTGTCCAAGAATCTCATGCAGTAGTATTTCTTTGGAACAATACTGGAACAAATTGGACATCACCAACAAGCTGGACTAATGGAGTTCAACCTTCATCTACTAGTTCTAGTACCACCACAGATGAAATTCAGTTTGGTAATTTTGGAGCCAATAATAATACTGTTGTATTGACTTCCTCTAGAGCTGCAAGAAACATAACATTTTTGACCAATGCGAATCCATATTTGATCAACAGCTTCAATGGCGCGCAGATCTTATCATCCAGTGGTGGCATTACTAACAATTCTACTGCCATTCAAACATTCAACATATTGGTAGAAAATGCCAATGGAAACAACACTTGGTTTCAAACTGCAGGTGGGGGATTGGTGTTCAACAATGTAGCTTCACTAACCACTGCATCTTCTGGCACATCCAGACTATTAACTTTGGCAGGAGATGGATCATTCACATTCAACAATGAATTAAAACAAGGAGGTTCATCCACTGCTGGTAGATTCTTATACACTGGCAATGGCACAGTCACATTCAATGGCACCAACACTCTAGGTGGAGGGTTTGAAATCAAAGGAGGAGGCACTGTGAATGTGAATGGAGGCACTGGAGCTGGCCAAGGATTGATAACAATTGCAGCTGCAACTGGTACAACGAATGGTCCTAAACTGGTAATCAACACAACCAATGGTCTGTCTGTTGCCAACAGCCTCAAAGGGTCCAGCAGCACATCCACTATGGGTACATTAGATTTGTTAGGAGGCAATCCAGATGCGATTACCACTTTTATTGTGAACCAATATCAAGGCAATAACATGAGCTTCACTAATCATGGTGGAGGCAAAACGTTGTTACAATTCACCAATGTTGCCAACACACTCACATCATCCACAGATACCAGTGGTGGCAGAAGATTGATTAACAATAGTACTAATTTAATTGTACAGTTTGATGGTACATTGGACGTTGGATCAACAGTCGCAGATGTGAATACTATTGGTGGGGTTGGTGATTTTCTTTTCAAAGGATCTTTGCTTAATACAGCATCTGTACTAAGAGGTATAACGAAAACAGGAACTGGAACAAGCACTTTTGAAGCAATAAATTCTTACAATGGAGATACAACAATCCAAGAAGGAAAATTATTAGTTAATACAACTGGCTCTATTTTATCAAGTTCTTCTATAGTTTCTGGTGGAACTTTACAAGTTAAAGGAGTTGCTGGTGGAGTAATTGTTAATAGCGGAAGTTTACTTGTAGATAGTGGTGGCACAGTTGGATCTATAACAGTAGGTGGCGGCACTCTATTAGTCTCTGGTACAGCTGGAACTACCACAGTAAATTCTGGAACTGCTACAGTAAATTCAGATGGGACAATTGGAAGTGCAACAATCAATGGAAGTTTGCTATCAGTCAATGGAAACGCAGGAGATGTTTTAGTAAACACAGGAGGTAGATTAGGTGGCTCTGGTAGTGTGCAAGGTTTAACTTTAAATGGTGGAACTGTGGCCCCTGGCAATAGTGCTGGTCTGCTATCTGCTTATGAGTTAAATGGAAGTAATGGAATATTCCAATTCCAATTAGGTGCACCAACTACCAGAGGTACTACCTATGATGCAATCAATGTAAGTACATTATTGACATTAGGAACTAATACTGCATGGACATTTGAAACATTAGATAATTACTCATTTCAAATGAATGATAGTTATGATTTATTTAATTTTGAGTCAATCGAAGCATCTACATTTGATGTTAATACATTGCTAGCAGCATTACCAAATTTAGATACTGCTAATTCAAATTTAAAATGGGACGCTAATAGTTTTACCACAGATGGAATAGTAAATGTTATTCCAGAACCTTCTACATTCTCACTAATGTTTGGTGGACTTACTGGATTAATTGTTTTAAGAATTATGAGAAGAAGAAATGGATAATAAATTGAGAAACTTATTATTAAATAATTATGAAAAGAGTCTTCCTTCCAAAAGAGACACAGAAGAATTCATAAGTAATTTTCATCAATATAGAGCTCAAAAGAAAGCTCAAGAAAAAACACATTACGCTTTAATTTTCGCTTGTGTTCTTATATTAAGTATGATAGGATCAATTGTGGCCAAACAAACTAAAAATAATTTAGATATACAAACTGCAAGCGGAACAGAAAAATGCAATACACAAGTCATGGAAAAGTAGTAGTCTTTGAAGGAAACGTTGGTGAAGTTTCTACTTGGATTAAAAAACATGTTGGAGATCACGATACAGTTAGTTTAAAAGATTATTTTAAAGATGAAGTTTTTGGAGTTCATAAAGTCGGAGAAGAGAAGTATAGGTATTATTACCAATGCTTAGGAAAAGGAAGATATTCAGTCTTTACAATTCAATGAATAAATTTTTATATATATTAGCGGCGTTTTTATTAACTACCTATTCTTATACAGAAGATCAAATAAGAATTAAAATAACTAAAAATGAACAAGGCGAAATGGTGCTTAATGTATCAGGGCATAAAAGCCCAGTAGCTCTAGAAGTTAATGGAATATCCAGACAAGTAGAAGTTAATGAAAGTGAAGTGAACATGGAAAAAGAATTTCAATTCTCTACTTTTAGTTCTCCAGACACAGCTTCTGGAGCTTCGTCTACTCCAACCGATTCTCAATATAGAGCACCTCCAGTATTATCAAATGGACTTCCAGCTCAAGCAACTCCAATCTAATGTTGTGTAAGCCTTATATATGCTACTTAAAATCAAGAACTGGTGGGCTGATTTAAAATCCTATGATAAGTTCTTTTTTATCACTTTTGTCCCTGCGATACTTTTCACGCTTTGGGGGCTAAGTGACCTTTATATTAATTACTTTGATTTATTAAGTAAGAAAGACCACCTTCAATTCTTTCTGAGGTTTTCTTTTCCAATATCAATAGCGACCTTTATAACAGTACTAGAACGCAATAAAAGACAAAAGTTGATTAAAGATATTAAAAGCTATTTAAAAGAGTAGTGTAATGTAGTTTATGGCTTTTATAGTTAAAAGAGAAGCGCTCATTTATCCAGCTTATAGCAGCGGAGCTGTTTATGTTATCGGAGATATAGTAAGCCTCGGTGGAGTTAATTATGTCTGCATATATAATGCGGGTAGTACTGGTTATGGGCCATTTGGAGGTTACTTGGACGGTAGTTTGAATGGAATAATCTATTGGAATCCTTTATAACAGCTTTAGAACGCAATAAAAGAAAAAAAATATAAAAACCTATTTAAATAAGTCGTGTAATATAATTTATGGCTTTTATAGTTAAAAGAGATCCTGCTCAACCTAATTTCATAACTTTTGGCGTATCATTAATACTTAATAATTTAGCATTTGATGCAGATGCCAACTGTAATTTTTCAGTATTTAATAGAACATGGATTTATTTAGATGCACCGAGCTTTAGATATAGACCAACAGATACTGCTTTTTATAATATACTTACTCCACTAACTCCAGAAGGGTATGGCGGAAATGGATCTTATAAAATAATAAGTCCAGATGAAGTATATTTCACAAATAGTTATAATAATAGTGATAAATTTCCATCAAATAAATGGCAACTAACGAGTTATATGATCAATAATTGCCCACAATCTACAACTCTTCCAATATTTGCTTTAGAATAATATGAGTTTAATAATTAAAAAAAACTCAGTCTTACGAATTTTTCTCGATTTTTGGTCAAATACTCCAGGAAATTTTTGGAACGTAACTAAGAATCCTTATAAGAAAACAATAACAAATTTTAATGTTAAATATACTAGCGGGGGAGTTGACGTTAATTGGGGTGAAGGCATTAATGAAAGCGTAACGAGCGGTACAAATATAAATCATACATTTGGAATCACAAAATCAGGTATTTCAATCTTTTCAAGGAGTGGAGCAAATATTAAAAGCATATCTTGCGGCGTAAGTTCTCCAAAATTGAGTGGAACTATAAATATATCTTCATTTCCTAATCTAACAGGATTTACTTGTTTTAATAATAATATTACAGCTTTTTCAGGAATTGAATCTGGTACGAGTTTAATAAATTTAAACTTAGGTTATAATAGCTTAAGGACGTTTCCTTCTTTTAATCACACTCCTCTATTACAGGAATTAAGAATAGAAAATAATTTACTAAGTGGGTCTATTCCTTCTTTAAATAATCTTACAGGCCTAAAACTCGTAAGACTTCAAGAAAACAAAAATGTCACAGGCAACTTACCTTCGCTATCATTGCTTCGAAATCTTGAGTCCTTCTACGCAATTGGATGCAATTTGAGAGGTCCAATACCAAATTTAAGCCAAAATACACTATTAGAAGACTTTCGCATTGACTCGCAAACCAGTTCTCCAAAAATTAACGGAACCATACCATCGTTATCAGGAAACCCTGCGCTAGCCTTTTTCTACTGCCACAACAATCAGTTATCAGGTAGCATTCCAAGTCTCAGCAGTAATACTATTTTGAGAGATTTTCGTTGTTACACAAATCAACTCACGGGATCAATTCCAAGCTTGAGTGGGTTAAGTGAGTTACAGATTTTTCAGTGTCAGGAAAATCAACTCACGGGATTTATTCCAAGTTTTTATTTAAATTTTAGTCCCTATAACTATTACCTTCAGAATTTTAACTGTGCAGAAAACCAACTAACAGGCTCTATTCCACAACTTAACAATTTCTTTTCGCTTACGGACTTCGATTGTAGCAACAACCGACTAACAGGCTCTATTCCAAGTATTGATCCTAATAACTACGTTTTTTATAACTTTTATTGTAACAACAATCAATTAACAGGTCCTATTCCAAAACTTAGGCATATTATAAACTTTGATTGTAGCAACAACCAACTAACAGGCTCTATTCCAGATTATGAAAATCCTGAGTCCAATTACTATCCGCTTTTTAGCTTTAATTGCAGCAACAACCGACTATCAGGTGCTCTTCGAAGCCTTTATTTGCCCTATAATATTGAGCACTTTAATTGTAGCAACAACAAAATAACAGGTTTTATTCCAAGTTTTACAAACCAAGCGAATTACTATCCGCTTAAGAGCTTTGACTGCAGCAATAACCTACTAATAGGATCAATCCCAACTTTAACTGGGTTGTTGAGCAGTTTGGTAAATTTCTCTTGTCACTCAATGCCAACTCTCGGGGGGATCCTTCCGAATTTGAGTGGGCTGAATAATTTGGAAAGTTTTTATTGCTATGACACCGAAATCGAAGAAGTTTTTTGTCCACCATACACTACCACTAGATTTGCTGTCCCTAGCAGTTTAGGCGATTTTCGAGGTTATAATAATCTTTTTGGAAGTTTTCAAATAAACGCTATACTTGCAGCATTTGTTGCAGCAAACAGAACAACTGGAACTAAAATCCTAAGTTTAGGAGCGAATGGTGCACCTACTGGCCAAGGGATAACAGACAAAGCTACTTTGATTTCTAGAGGCTGGACAGTAACCACAAATTAATATGAAAATTTATTCTAATCAAATATTAGGTGCAGAGTGGGTTATTCCTTTCCCAGATGAAGTGCATACCACAGAGCAAGATTGGTGGATGATTTATGACGCTGATACTAAAGTGATTACAATAAAACCATTCCAATGCTTTGGATATACATCTAGTCCCATGACAATGGTTATTTCAGACACAAAAGAAGAATTAGATCAATACATTATTGATAATGAATTATCTTAATCTCTCAATAAGATAAAATACATATACTGAAACTCCAAAGCAAATTAAACTAGCCGAAAACCTATTTATCCAACTAGTGTAATGTAATTTATGGTTTTTGTAGTGAAAAAAGATGGTCTGCCGACCTTAATTAAAAGTAACACGATCTTCAAAATTTTTGTTGATTTTTGGTCAAATACTCTAGGAAATTTTTGGAACTTAGCTCAGGATCCTTATGGCAAAACAATAACGAATTTTAATGTTAAATATATTAGCGGTAGCGGGCAAGTTGACGTTAATTGGGGTGAAGGCATTAATGAAAGCGTAACGAGCGGTACAAATATAAATCATACATTTGGAATCACAAAATCAGGTATTTCAATCTTTTCAAGTAGTGGAGCAAATATTACAGATATATCTTGCGGCGCAAGTTCACCAAAATTAGGTGGAGCTATTAGTTTGTCTGCTTTTTCTAGCTTAACAGGATTTGTTTGTACAGGTAATGGTATTACAGCTTTTTCAGGAATTGAATCTTGTCCGAATTTAATAAACTTAGAATTAGGTGTTAATAGCTTAACCAAATTTCCTTCTTTTAATCATACCCCTCTATTGAATGACTTAAAGTTGGAAAATAATTTACTTAGTGGATCTATTCCCTCTTTGGATAATCTTACAAATTTGAAAAACTTGAGATTTCAAGAAAATAAAAATATCACAGGCAACTTACCTTCGCTATCATTGCTTCCAAATCTTGAGTCTTTCTACGCAATTGGATGCAATTTGAGAGGTCCAATACCAAATTTAAGCCAAAACACGCTATTAAAAGACTTTCGCATTGACTCGCAAACCACTTCTCCAAAAATTAACGGAACCATACCATCGTTATCAGGAAACACCCAACTAGCCTTTTTCCTTTGCCAAAACAATCAGTTATCAGGTAGCATTCCAAGTCTCAGCGGTAATACTCTTTTGAGAAATTTTAGTTGCCACACAAATCAACTCACGGGATCAATTCCAAGCTTGAGTGGGTTAAGTAATTTACAAATTTTTCAGTGTCAGACAAATCAACTCACGGGATTTATCCCAATCTTGAGTGGATTGATTGGATTACAAGATTTTCGTTGCCACACAAATCAACTCACGGGATCAATTCCAAGTTTTAGCGGATTGAGCAATTTGCAGGTTTTTACTTGCCAAACAAATAAACTTACGGGATTTATTCCAATCTTGAGTGGGTCAACGGGTTTACGAACTTTTACTTGCCAAACAAATCAACTCGGGGGATCAATTCCAATCTTGAGTAGATTGAGGGATTTACAAGAGTTTCAGTGCAACGCAAATCAACTCACGGGATTTATTCCAAGCTTGACTGGGTTGAGTAATTTACAAATTTTTCAGTGCCACACAAATCAAATCACGGGATCAATTCCAAGCTTGACTGGGTTGAGTAATTTACAAATTTTTCAGTGCCAGATAAATAGACTCACAGGATTTATTCCAAGCTTGAGTGGATTGATTAGATTACAAGATCTTCGTTGCCAAACAAATCAACTCACGGGATCAATTCCAAGCTTGAACGGATTAAGCGCATTACAACTTTTTCGTTGCCAAGAAAACAAACTCACAGGATTTGGGGGCGGTATTATTTCTAGGACTTTAGGAGATTTTCAAGCTCAAAATAATTCTTTAACAGCTAGTGTAGTAAATAATATACTTGCAGCATTTGTCGTTGCAAACAGAACAACTGGCACTAGAATTCTAAATTTAGGAGGATCGGGAAATGCTGCTCCTACGAGCCAAGGAATAATAGACAAAGCTTTATTAACTGGTAGAGGGTGGACCGTAACCACAAATTAATAGTATGATTAGAATATATACAAATCAAGTTTCAGATAATCAAGAAGTCATTCCTTTTCCATCTGAAGTTGAAACTACAGAAAAAGACTGGTGGATGATTTATGACGCTGATACTAAAGTGATTGCAATAGAACCATTGCAGTGCTCTGGATATACGTCTGGTCCCCTGACGATGGTTATTTCAGACACAAAGGAAGAATTAGATCAATATATCATAGATAATAAATTATTATTTAATTTAGATTAGAAACGTTAACTATTATAAAATATTTAGCGCTAATTCAATAGATTCACTTTTTTATTAATCTTATTTTAGTCTTTCAATAAGATAAAATATATAAACTAACACAGCAAAACAAATTAAACTAGTCGATAGTGTCATACTCCTCCTTACACTAGTATTAAAACATGTGTAATAATATATATGTCTATATTTCAACCAAAAAACAAGATTAAAGCGGCAGACAGGAATGGTATTGAAATTGATTTTTCAGATAAGATCAAAGAAATTAAAGAGAAAAAAGCTCAAGAAGAAGCTAGCAAACAAGCTAAGCTGGAGCCAGTAGTTGATGAAAAAATTCAAGCACCAGTTCCAGTAGTTGAAATTAAATTAGAAGCCCCAGTTGTTGAGTCAGTTCACACCTCAGTAACCGCACCAGCAGAAGTAGTCAACGAAGTCAAAGTCGAAGAACCGAAAACAGAAGAAGTTAAAGCTTCAGAAGTAAATATATTATCGTTAGTTTAATATTAAATAATTATTTTAATTGGATTTAAATTAATTTTTAATATATAATTATATTAAATGAAAAGATATTGTACCTCTTGTGGATCCGCAACAGATTATTCTTTAAAAAAACCCCAATTTTGCTGTAATTGTGGTAAATCATTTGATAATAATCAAACTGCTCAAGATAAACCTATTATAGCTAATAATAAGATTAATCGTGCTCGCCCTAATCTTAATCAAAAATTAAGGAATACTGAAGATAATAATGAAAATTATGATAATGAGGATGATAATGATAATTATGATAATGGTATTAATCATGTTCCCGATATAAAAGGCCTAGAAATAGAAACCTTTGCAGAAAAAATTAGAGGAGAAAAAATAGGAGATTTAATGAAATCTCCCTCAAAACCAAATAAAAGAAGTTCTTCAAAAATAAAAGCTCAAAAAGTGTCAAATAAGAAAATCCTTGAAGACTTCAAAAAAGAAGCTGGATCTATTAGAAGATCAAGGTAATGAGTAAAAAGAAAGCCAAGTTTGAGGAAAAAATTGGTGAAATAGATCAAGAAATCTATAAAAGAAAAAATAAATGGAATCTAACCGCGCTTGCTTGGATGGACTTTAGTGATGTTTCTCAAATTATAAGAATACATATAAATAATAAATGGGCTCTTTACGATCAGGAACAACCGCTTGCGCCTTGGGTTAATAGAATCATAAGCAATCAAATTAAAAATTTAATTCGTAATAATTATGGAAACTACTCTAGACCTTGCTTAAAATGTTCAGCAGCAGAAGGCGAAGATCTATGCAAAATATACGGCAAACAATGCGGAGCATGTTCTCTTTATAAAAAGTGGGAAAAAAGAAAAAAATCAGCTTATGATATTAAACTTCCCGTGGCTTTAGAGAATCACACCCAAGAAGTTCATAACATGGTTCATGATAATATAAATATTGAAAAAAGCGCAGAAAATATTCATAATAAAATGTCAAAAATTTTAAAGTTATCCGAATGGAGATTTTATGAATTAGTTTATGTCCAACATAAATCAGATGAAGAAGCCGCAGTAATAATGGGATATAAGACTACTGAAAAAAATAGGTCAGCAGGCTACAAGCAAATTAAAAATCTTAAAAAATCAATTATACAAAAAGTTAAAAAATACATCTATAGCGGCGAAATAGATATACGTTAATATGTCAGATGATATTTTAATATTAACCGAAGAGCAACAATTAAAATTGCTTAAAGAGTGGAACGATAGACATGATAATCCTCCATCTTTAGCGGAATTGGTTAAATTAGCTTTTGATAGAGATGATTTAGATGGACGAAGTAAAGAGGGAAAAGCTGTTAAACAATTTTTAGCCTCAAGACAAATTAAACCAAAGAAAAGCCACGAATACGAAGCAAAAGGCTTAATAGAATTAACAATAGAACAAAAAGAATATGTAAGTAATAATTGCAATATGATGACTGGTATAGAAATATCAAAGATACTTTTTAAAAATGAATCTTTAACTAATTTATGTCAAGAAACTAGGAGCGTACTTGAATTTATGAAAAACATTCCTAGTAATGTCAAGTACAACAACACAGAGAATGAAAATGCAGCCACAGAAGGATATAGACCTCCTCGTAGTGAAGAAAGAATGATAGCAAAAATTAATAAATATGTTTTAGATGGAATTGATAAAAGCAAATTGACTCATAAGCATAAAAAAGAAATAAACTCTTTAATAGGATATATGAATACCCATAGATTTATTCATCAAATGAATATTTATGATGACGAAAGCGATAGAGAGCTTTTTGAAAGTAGCTTTGTTAGATATACTTACGATAAATCTGACCTCTCACAAGAAGAAGTCGATCAATATATAGTACTTTGTACAGAAGTTGTTATATCTTCTAGTATTCAACAAACAATTAACGTCCTTCAAAATCAAATTGAACTTTCTATGAGTGAGGATGGTAAAATTCCTATGACCGTTGTAGAAGCCAGTAGCACAGCTAGAAAAGAGTATAATGATTGCGTTAATCGTCAGCAAAAATTAAATAATGATCTTAAAGTAAAAAGAAGCGACAAATTAAGCAAACAAGTTAAAGAAACTGCCTCGATTATGAATCTTGTACAAATGTGGAGAGAAGAAGAGAGTAGAGCGAAGCTATTAAAAATGGCAGATATGAGAAAAAAAATAATAGAAAAAGAAATAGATCGACTTTCGACAATGGATGAAGTAAAATGTAAAATTCTGGGGATCTCAAAGGGTGAGATTTTAAATGGATGAGTGTGATATGTAAAGTTGACGGTAAAGAGTTTAAAGACGAAAAAAGTCTTCATTTTGCGCTTAGAAGTTATGGTTTAAATAAAGAAAAATATTATCATGCATATTACCCCAAGAAAGATCTCCTAACTGGAGAAACAATAAATTTTAAAACAAAAGATCAATATTTAAATAGTGATTTTAACGATAAAAATAATATGAAAAAATGGTTGAAAGAACAACCATCAGAAAAGGCTCAAGAATATTGCAAGAATCTTTTGATTAAAAGACAAAAAGATAAAAGCTTAATATACTCCCCGACACAAATAGAAACAAGAACAATAATGAGCCCTTCTATTATTTTTTATAATAAAATTTTTGATGATTATTATAATCTATGTTCTAGTATTGGATTAAAGAATAAGTTTATTCATCCAAATAATATTACCTCTCAATTTAAAAATAAATTAACAAATAGAGATACCATATATGTAGATACAAGAGAACAAAGCTGGTTGAAATTCGATATCCCTTTTGAGATTAAGACCCTATCGTTTGGGGATTATTCTTGCAGTAATGAAAATTGTAATTGTTACATAGAAAGAAAAAGTTTAAGCGATTTTATAAGCACTTTAAGCGTAAAGAATTTTGATAGATTTAAAAATGAAATAGATAAAACTAAAAAAAATAACTCGTACTTAATAGTTATAATAGAAGAAAAATTGACTAATGCTTTAAATTTTCAATATTTGCCTCATATAAATAAAAAAATAAAAGCTACGCCAGAGTATATATTTCATAACGTTAGATCTCTAATACAGCAATACGACAATCTACAATTTTTATTTGTTGACGGTAGAAATGAAATGAAGAGGGTCATTGAATCTATATTTGCAAGTAAATGTTTTTATAATAAAATAGATTTACAATTAGCTTATGATATGAAACTTTTATGATATATTGCCCAGATAAATATTTAAGAGAAGTCAAAGACGTTAATGCTGAATTAGCAGAGCTAAAAGGTTACCTTAACGACAAAGAAGCCAAAATAAGTTTAGCTAAATTTCTTAGGGCTAATCTCGGGTTTACAACCGAATTAATTAGCGGGGTTAAATTAGCTGCATATCAAGAAATTCATCTCAAAGCTTTAATGAATAGAAATTTTAATATGTGCGTATTTGGTCGCGGTTGCGGGAAATCTTTTATAGCTGCAGTTTTTTGTTTTCTTCAATGTATATTTGAGCCCAACACTAAAATACTTATAGCTGGACCCACCTTTAGAACTGCAAGATTTATATTTAATAATTTAGAAAAAATTGTTGATAGCAAAGGTGCAGAGTTACTAGCTCAATGTTTCGGCGCTAAAGCTAAAAGAAATGATCAATTTGAATGGCAGATTAACGGAGGAAGCATTGTTGCTATTCCATTGAATGGTGAAAAAATTCGAGGATTTCGAGCAAATGTTTTAGTGCTTGACGAGTTCTTGCTTCTTCCAGAAGAGATTATTAAAAATGTCCTAATGCCGTTCCTGGTTGCCCCGCAAAATATTAAAGAACGAATGGAGATAAGAGAATATGAAGATAAATTGATTGCAGAGGGGATTATGAAACCAGAAGAAAGAATGGTGTTCGAGAATACAAGCAAAATGATAGCATTATCATCAGCCAGCTATACATTTGAAAATCTCTATAAAACCTATACAGAATGGTGTGAAAAAATTTTAGAAAAAGATGTTAGTGAGGCTAAATATTTTGTTAGTCAATTAAGTTACGAAGCCTTGCCAGAAGAAATGATAGATAAAACAATTATTGAAGAAGCTCAAGCGGGTGGATCAAGTCATAGTAGTTTTCTAAGAGAATATTGCGCTAGATTTACAGACGGAAGTGACAGTTATTTTAATGCTAAAAAGATGGAAGGTTGCACCATTAAAAATGGAGAAAATCCACATACGTTAATGAAAGGTCAACCAAATAAAAAATACATACTCGGGATTGATCCTAATATGAGCGATAGTCCAAACGCAGATTATTTTGCTATGGCAGTTTTAGAGATAGATGAAGTTACTAATCAAGGTATATTAGTACATACTTATGCTGGTTTGGGGAATTTAAAAAATCATGTAAATTATTTTTATTATTTATTAACAAATTTTGATATTCATCTAATTGTTATGGATAATGCAGGGGCAGATGTATTTTTAGCTTCAGCAAATCAATCAGAACTATTTAAAAATAATAAATTAGAAATTAATTCTTTCGATTTTAATTCAGATTTAGAAGGTGAAGATTATAATCAAATGCTTAGGAAAGCTAAAAACGAATACAACTTAGAGAATAAAAGGATATGCTTTAATCAAGTATTCACTAGTAATTTTATAAGAAGAGCAAATGAGTATTTACAAGCCTGTATAGATTACAAAAAAATTTGGTTTGCAAGCAAAACCTGCGCTTCAGATGACTTTTTTAATTCTCAATTTTCATTAAGATTACCAATGGAATTATTAAAAACAGAAGATAAGAAAGATTGGGAAATGCTTGACTTTATAGAAAATCAAGATGATTTCATTTATCAGACTAAAAAACAATGCGTACTAATAGAACACTCTGCTACTAGTAGAGGTACTCAATCATTTGATTTGCCCCAACACTTAAAAAGAAGTGCATCTGCCAATAAAGCTAGAAAAGATAATTACTCTGCTTTTATGTTAGCCAATTGGGGTTTAAAGTCCTATAATGACTTAATGATGCAGCAAAAAGAACAGATATCCAACACTTTTTCGCCTATAATGATTAAATAAGTGTAAATATTTTAAATATAAACTAAAAATGAGCAAAAAATCTAAAAAAATGGAAGTTTCAAACGCCTCAGAAATAACTCCTTTAATGGTAGAGGGAACCACACAGAAGAATAGCTCTTTTTCAGAAGCAAGAGGGTCTACTAGCGTTAGAAGAAATATTGCAGGGGATATAGAAAGATCTAATAGATTTATTAATATTGATAGGGGACTTATCCCATTTAGATTTAGTCCAAATATTCAAAATTTATCTACTCTAGATGTTAAGGATGCGATAGTACTATGTCAAAAGGCATATTACAATGTTGGTATATTTAGAAATACAATCGATTTAATGACCGAATTCTCTACTAGTAAAATATATTTAACTGGCGGTAGTCAAAAGTCTAGAGAGTTTTTTGAAGCCTATTTTAAGAAAATCAATCTAGCTAGTTTTCAAGATCAATTCTTTAGAGAGTACTATAGAAGCGGTAATGTTTTTACTTACAGATTTGATACAGAATTATCACTAGAAGATACGTTAAAAATTGTTCAAGTTTTTGGTTCAAAAAATAAAGCAGCAAAGAGTATTAAAATTCCAGCGAGATATACGATATTAAATCCTGCAGACGTTTATGTTGGTGGATCAGTAAATTATAATTTTAATATTTACTATAAACTTTTAAGTGATTACGAACTAGAAAGATTAAGAGAGCCAAAGACAGACGAAGATAGAGAAGTATTTAACTCCTTACCAGAGGCCACTAAAGAAAAAGTAAAAAATAAAAGCAACAGATTTATTTTAATCCCTCTTGATGGTTCAAAATTAGCAGCAGTATTTTATAAAAAGCAAGACTACGAACCTCTTTCAATTCCAATGGGTTTTCCAGTTCTTGATGATATCAATTGGAAATTAGAAATGAAAAAAATGGATATGGCGGTTACAAGAACAACTCAGCAAGCAATTTTACTTGTAACAATGGGAACGGATCCAGAAAAAGGCGGAGTAAACCAAAAGAATTTGCAAGCTATGCAATCTCTTTTTGAAAATCAAAGCGTTGGAAGAGTTCTTATTGCTGATTATACAACAAAAGCCCAATTTGTTATTCCTGATATCGGAAGTCTTATTGGTCCAGAAAAATATGAAGTCGTAGACAGAGATATTCAAATTGGATTAAATAATATTCTTATCGGAAGTGAAAAATTTGCAAATACAAGCATCAAAGTTCAAGTATTTATAGAAAGATTAAAACAAGGTAGAGAAGTATTTATTAATGAGTTCCTAATCCCAGAGATCAGAAGAGTTAGTAAAGACTTAGGATTTAAAAACTTTCCTCAACCATCATTTGAAGATATTACCCTTAAAGATGATGTCCAATATTCTAGAATATACAATCGCCTTATTGAACTTGGAATTCTTACTCCAGAAGAAGGAGTTCAAGCTATTCAAACTGGAAGACTTCCAACTTCAGAAGAATCAGTTGAATCTCAACAGAAACTCAGAGCTTTTAAAGATCAAGGTTTATATCAACCAATGGTTGGTGGAGGTGGTGCTCAAGCTGGAAGACCATCTGGTTCTACTGGGATTCCTCAATCAACTAAAAATGTTAAACCAATAGGAATAAACGCTAACTTCTCAGTATCTAAAATTAAAGAAAATATATTAGCTGCGCAAAATCTAGAAGAGGAGATTAAGTCTTCCCTTAGAAAAAAAATAAATGTTAAAAAACTGAATAATCAGCAAAAAGAAAATGCAGAAAGAATATCTGAAATTATTATAGCAAATGAAATTCCAGAAAATTGGAAAGCCAAGATTGAAGAGTACATAGAAAAGCCTTTTGATCAAAACCAAGAGCAAATTGGTAATATTCAAGAGATTGCATCTGAGCATCAAGTCACAAATTACATAGCTTCATTGTTGTATCACAGTAAAGCTTAAAAGTGTAATCCTATGTAAGGATTAAGGTAAATGGCTAGAAATAGAATAATTTATAATGTACAAGGTTTATTTGTTGGTCCATATAGTGGCGAACAAAATCCAACCACAGACTATTACTTAAGTGGCTATCAAATATTAAAAAGAATAGAGAAAGTTCAAAATTTTAATTATGGCATAGACAATAATAGAATCAATTTAAAAGGTTTCGGAAGTAAGAAAAATATTTTTAGGGGATTAGCTTCTCAACCAACAGTTAATTTTACTTTTAGTTATACTCCAGATGGATTTACTAATGAAAATAGATTAAATTTTAATGTTAATTATTTTTCTGGATTTAATGCTCCAATGTTTTCTGGATTGTGTCAAGATAATTCTATTACTGATGAGAAAGATTTTTATCTTGTTATTAATAATAATGATAATGACCTTTTTCAAAATTATCCTTTTTCAAATCAATATATAAATCCAACTACTATTAATGATGTTATAGATCCAAATTCACCTAATTATTCTCTTTTGCATTTTCAAAATTCTCATTTAACAAAATATTCATTTTCTGTTAATGTCGGGGAGGTCCCAAGCGTTGAGCAAACTTATAATGCAGATAATATAAATTTTTATATAAGTGGTAGTGGAGTAAATTATACTACATTAAATGTTCGATCTGGAAATCAAAATATAGAAAATACAAAATTAATAATTCCTAAAAGTATTAATCCATCAGGTCTTAGTGGGCAAAATATTCTTTTGCCAGGAGACGCTTCTGTATCATTTTCTACTTTAAATACTACTGGGGTTTTGTTCTATACAGAGACTTTAGAAACTTTGAATTTTGATTTATCATTTAATAGACAAGATCTAAGATCATTAAATTATAGATTCCCTCAAGGTGAGAATATTAATTTTCCAGTAAATTGCGATTTAAATATGTCTTTTATTGTTGAAGAAAATTTAAGTGGATCATTTTTTGATACATTGAACCGAGATCAAGATTATAATATAGTTGTTAATTTTAGTAATTGCAGAACTGGAGTTTATCCCACCAAGTTTACTTTTAGCGGCGCAAGATTTAATAATATTAATTATAATTCTTCTATAGGAACTAATAAAAATGCTAATTTAAGCTTTAATTTTGATATTGATCCAGATTTTGGAAATAGAGGCATATTCGCTAGTGGAAATGTATTATATAAGGTTTTAAATAATCAAAGGAAAGTATTGATATTTTAATTTTTAATATATATAATATAGTGTAATATCTTATGAAAACTATGTTATCTAAAATTTTTGGCCCTAATTGGAGATCTAGCTCATCTGGAATAGTAACAGTTGTAGCAGTTTGTACAGCAATAGCAATTCATTCAGATCCATCATTAGTAGCATTTCTTCCAGACAAAGCGGAAGTTTATATTCTTGGAATTTCAAAATTAATTGCAGTTGTTAGTGGAATTATTTTTGCATTAACAGTAAAAGACGCAGCAGTTACTGGTGGAACAGTAGCTCAAACAATCGAAGCAAAAGATAGAACAAATGGAGAAAATATATGAATAAATTACAATTAGCCGCAGTTGCTCTCTTGAGCGTATTTCTTGGTGCTTGCGCCACAACCAATACTGGAAAAGTTGATGTTGCAACAAGTGTTGAAAATACTCTTCCTTATGTTAAGCCTGCAGTTGTGCTTGCTTGTACTGTTGTCCTTGATCAAGCCACTTCTGGCAATGATAGAATTGAAAAAGCCAAAATGATAAACAATGTTGCAGCAATCGTAGAAGCACTAACAGTTGGAACTGCTCCAACTCCAGCGCAACTACAAAAAGCTCTTAATGATTATCTTCCAAGTGAAAAAACTCATTGGGCAAATTACGTTACTGTAATCAAAGACCTTTATGCTCAACAGTTCGCAAGATTAGATGGCAATACAGCTCTTGCTGTTAAAGTATTAAATGCAATTGCATCTGGATGTAAAGACGCAACAGCAAGTTACGTGGAGTAATCATGCCAACTGGCATATTAACAGCTATACTTTCGGCAGTATCTGGAATATTCGCAGCGATCAATAATGTGTTCGGAGCAAAGAATACAAAAGAAATGAAAGATCGTCAAGAAGCCCAAAAGGAAGTTGATCATCAGAGCGGAATTGAACATGCAGTAAAGGATAAAGATCTTGAAGAAGCTCGCAAGCATATTAGTTCTTAATTTTCTTTTTATTGGTTGTGCTACTGTGACTCCTAATAAAATACAAGATGATAAATCTTCTTATGATGCTACAACACCAAAACAATATGATAAAGACAATGGTGGATTAATTTCTTTCCTTGGCGACGATGCTCTTATTACTCGCCAAGCGCGCGAACGATATAATAATTTAATTAAAATGTATAGAATTAAATTTAAAAAAGAAAAAGCAATTGATCTAAATGAAGATTCTGGAATCAAAACTTATAAAGATACTTTTGGTAATGAGCTTTATCTAATTGATAGTGAACATCTTGTTTATTTTGGAGTTCTTAACTCTTGGTTAAAAGAAAAAGTTCCTCAAGATAATATTATAGACAAGACAATAGATAAAATAAATAATTAAAATAATATGGCTTTACAATTTGCAAGAAATA